CCTGACGTATCAGCTCACAAGGCTGTCGTTTGTCCTAGACTGGTGGTTACCGATAGGTGACCTGCTGTCAGCTCTTGATGCCACCTTAGGGTGGTCCTTCAAGGGCGGATCGAAAACCACTGTCACTAAAAGCGAAGTGAAGATCGTGACGCCAACTGACGACACGCACTTCACCAACCGCTCGGTCGAGGTATCAGGGTCCATTGATGGATCCATCTCGTCGGCTGATGGTGCTCCGTGGAGTTACGTGTACCACAACAGAGATGTTTATGGTTCACCTCCCACGAACTGGCTACCTTATCTTCATGATAAGTTTAATGCCAAAAAGCTGGTCACACTCATCGCGTTGCTTGTTCAGCATGCACGTTGATTGGCGTGGCTTGTCCTTAAACCTACCTTTCTATGAGGTGAAGCACCGTGCCTTCTATTAGCACGATCACTGTCGCTGATTCACAGGCGACCCCCGTCAACCACGACTTTGTCCCTGATAAGGTCGATGGTGATATTGCTCATTGGAGTGAGCGCACTAGCTCGGTTGCCGCTGGCTTTTGGCCTTTGGCGATCAGCTTGCGTCAGCCCGTCCCCGGTGCATCTGCGAAGGTGTACCGTGGTAAGCTGACGTTTGCTATGCCCATCACCGTCGTTGAGACGGTTAACGGTGTCGACAGGACCAAAGTGGAACGGGTTTACCGTGCCACCGTGGAACTGCTCCAGCCCGCCGACGGGACTCTCGAGGAACGTGAGGATTTCGTTGAACTCCTCGCCAACCTTCTCGACGATACGCAAGTGCGGACCGTCTTGGAGGACCTCGAGCATGTCTACGGATAGTGAACCTTGTGAGACTAAACCGGCTGAACGCCGGCCTCGTCTGAAGGCCATTTGCCGTGGCATGCACGCAGGTTTGATGTTTGTGGTGAACTGGTTACTTCAAAAGTTTACCAGGTCCACCTAGACATCGGCCTACGTTAACCCCGTTCGGAGATATATCGATGAGCAAAACCAAGCAGCGGGTTCTAACCCGCGGTGCGCTGACGCTTCCTGAGCAAAGCGTGTCTTTTCTGAGGTACTACCTCAGGACGATAGGTACACCGTACGCCGACACGTTGTTAAAGTTGATTAAGTGCAGAGAAATCCGCACTTTGGTCAACCAAGACATCGATCCAAGCGTATACACGGATGCCGAGGTCTTCAAGCAGGACTATCTTGCTTCGAAGATGGTGTCCAAGTTCAGAGGTTTCGAACTTGGCATCGACAGGGCAGAAGTTGCTCTCGACTCGTTCCGTGAAAGTGAACGTGAATGCGCTCGCGTCAATCGTGACATCTGCGAGATCGTTCGAAGGAAACATTTTGATCCTTCGACGCCGGCCGTTCTTTTTATGGCTCGGCGGAAAATACACGATCTTCTAGGTGATTTCGATTGGGACGAGGCAGCAACCATGTTCGCTTGGGGACCTGGTGCCTCCACTTCCAAGAGGAGGCAGCACGCCGACGCTTATTATAAATTCGGTCTGAAGACCGAAGCGTCAACAAACCTTGCTCCACTCGTACCATCATTGTTGAAGTGGTACAGCTCGTGGTCACCAGGGATCCTGAAATGGAAACCCGAAGTGACTTACGTGAGTGGGAGTAAGGGGACCACTGTTCCAAAGAACGCGAAGACCGATCGCTTTATCGCGATCGAGCCTGATCTAAACCTCCTTGTCCAAAAAGGCATTGGGGGGATGATCCGGCATCGTCTTCGAAGGAAAGGTCTACTCACACCAGACGCGCAGGAGCAAAACGCGCGGTTGGCTCGTGAGGGTAGTATAGACGGACGTCTTGCTACTATCGACCTAAAGGCAGCTTCTGATTCCATAAGCATGATGCTTGTGGAGGAGCTGCTCCCTGAAGACTGGGTGGAAGCTATAAAGCTATGCCGAAGCCCCGTCTGCGTTCTGCCTTCTGGAGAACAAGTTGTACTTCAGAAGGTGTCCTCGATGGGCAACGGGTTCACGTTCGAGTTAGAGACCCTCATCTTTTGGGCCTTGGCTTGCTCGTGGATTCAACTCATCGACGACAAGGAGCGTCGCGTCAAAGTCTACGGCGATGACATTATTATGTCATCTTCTGCCGCACCGGCTTTTGTCGGTGTCCTAAGAGAGCTTGGTTTCGTTACCAATGAGGCCAAGTCCTACTGGGATGGACCCTTCCGTGAGTCGTGCGGGAAGCACTACTTTCGGGGACGTGATGTTACGCCGTTTTATATTCAGGCGCCCGTCGACATCGTTCCGCGTGCATATTGGCTCGCCAATAGCATTGCGCTATGGTCGATGACGGTAGTTCCGGGTTTCTTAGATTCCCGGTACAAAGGCCTTTACGACTCTGTCGTGAATGCCATACCGCCTGCGTATAGAACGCTGCCAGTACCTCTGTCGGCCGGTAGTGATACTGGCCTTTATACCAACTGGGACGAAGCCCAAAAGGCTAAGTCTATAAGTTGGTCGAGGAGGTACCAACGAGGTTGGCTTTACTCGTCCTTACGGCAGACTTCGGTCTACCTGGACAAGAATGGCCTATCTCGTTTGCTTAAGTCTCTACAGAGGCTTGAAGCTGGTAGGAACGCGGAAACGCACATCGTCTACGACTCGGCATGGAAGCTGCTGTCACCTGGGGAAGCCCGTGTGTTCGCAGATACGATCGGAGGGAGACCCTCTCTGGTACGATCTGGGATCACTAAAGGCCTAAACCTCTGGGTGCGCAGCAGCGGCCGTCGCCGTAGCTGGTGTGCACAGTGGTCCGACCTAGGC